AACAATAGGAGTACGAAGGTTACAGACGACATACCCCAACCTATGGCCTTTAAAAAGACACGTAGACACACTACAGGGAGTCTTAAAACAATCAACAAAATGTTTTATTGATACGAAAGGCAGACCTTTTATTTACGAAAAAACAACAAAGTGTACTCTAGCGTATCTAAGAATTAAGAAACAAGAATTAAGGGATGATTATTGCATGCTATGGTTAGAAGGGGTTTCCACCCCTTTTTCTGTGCCTAGACCTCCAGAAACTGGTATGTTCTTTGCAGGCGTGTTATATTTTGGCGGGCTTCCATGGGTATTATACGAATATTCAGAAACTCGCAAGAAAAAAACTTGGAGAAAAGTGTGAAAAAAAGACAAAGAGGTCAGCAACATCAACAGTTACATTTAAAGTTGCAAGAAGTAGAGCCTTTAACAGAAAACCAGCATAGAGCGTTTAACTCAGGAGATAATCTTGTATTACATGGCTTGGCAGGTACGGGTAAAACTTTTATATCTTCTTATTTAGCTTATTACGAGATTGAAAAGGGCTACCTAAATAACTTAGTAATTATTCGTAGTGCAGTTCCTACTAGAGACATTGGATTTCTTCCGGGCACTGACAAAGAGAAGTCAGCGGTATACGAAGAGCCTTACAAAGATATAGCTACAGAGTTATTTGCTAGGGGTGATGCCTATGAGATAATGAAGCAAAAAGGCTTAGTACAGTTCATGACTACTTCTTTTATTCGAGGAATTACCCTAAGAGATTCTTGTATTATAGTAGATGAGTGTCAAAATATGAGTTTTCATGAGCTAGATTCAATAATCACTAGAGTTGGGGAAAATTGCAGAATTATGTTCTGTGGAGACTTTAGACAAAGTGACTTAAAGCGTAATGAGCTTTTAGGTTGGCTAAAAATACTAGATAGAATGGAAGAGTTTGAGTTTATAGAATTTGGGGTTGACGATATTGTAAGAAGTGATTTCGTTAAAAAATATATAATTGCAAAGATGGAAATAGAAGATGAAAGTTAATGTTGTAAGTTATAGTGCCGCCCCTGCAAGAGATAAAACGCCTCTTGAGTTAGTGGCTTATTGTGCTCGTGTAAGTAATCCTAGTAATCAAAATAATAGTGCCACATCGGAAAAGCTAGTAAAGTATCTGATGAAGCATAAACACTGGTCACCACTAGAAATGGTTAATGTATGTCTCGAGATAGAGACTACACGCGACATTGCTCGGCAGCTGTTGCGTCATAGGTCATTTACTTTTCAAGAGTTTTCTCAGCGTTATGCAAATCCAGACCAAGCATTTGACGATATGTTTGAGAAACGAGAAGCTAGATTGCAAGACCCTAAAAATCGACAAAACTCCATTGAAGTAGATGACTTACATATTGAAACAGAGTGGTTTCGTATTCAAAGTAGGGTCGAGTGGATGTGCAAACAACAGTACCAAGCTGCAATTAAATTGGGTATTGCAAAAGAGCAGGCAAGAGCACTCTTACCAGAAGGTCTAACTAAATCTAGGCTATATGTAAATGGGTCTTTGCGTAGCTGGTTGCACTATATAGACATTCGCTCAGGAAACGGCACTCAAAAAGAACATATGGACTTAGCCATAGCAGTAGCAAAAGTTATTTCCGAAGTATTCCCGCTGGAGACAAATGAAAGCAGTAATTAGTAACAGAATATATATGGAAGTTCCTATTGATCGACAGTTAGAGATCGACAAGGAGCTTACATATACTATTGCCTCGCATAATCCTAATGACCCTCCTCAGGTTATTAAGAATATGTCTATAATTCGTTCGGGATTAATTTCTATACCGATTGGGCGAATGGATTTAATACCAAATAACTACGAAATAATTGATAAACGTTTAACCCCGAAAGTAGACTTTCCTGACTTTAAGTTTGATTTACGGGCAAGTCAACAGGAGGTTTATGATGACCTGGATGATAACTGTATAGTCAACGCTTGGGTCAGTTGGGGAAAAACTTTTACAGGTTTAGCTATGGCGGGAAAGCTAGGATTAAAAACTCTTGTTATTGTTCATACCGTGCCTCTGCGTAATCAGTGGGCAAAAGAAGTAGAAAAAGTATATGGATTTACGCCTGGCATCATAGGTTCTGGTAAGTTTGAAATTGATGCTCCAATCGTTATCGGGAATACTCAGACTTTATACCGCAATATCCCAAAGATAGCAAAAGAATTTGGTACAATCATACTAGATGAAATGCACCATGTTAGCAGTCCGACCTTTTCCAAACTTTTAGATACAAATTACTGTAGATATAAGATAGGGCTGTCAGGCACTATACAAAGAAAAGATGGTAAACACGTTGTGTTTCGAGACTACTTTGGAAATAAAGTCTATAAACCACCCAAAGAGAACTATATGCAACCAAAAGTACATTTGGTACAATCGGAAGTAAGATTTATGGATGGAGCTAGGACTCCATGGGCTAACAGAGTAACTGCATTATCAACCAATGAGGAATATATACATACAGTAGCTATGCTGGCAGCGGCCTACGCCGCAAAAGGGCATAAAGTGCTCGTAGTGAGCGATCGTGTCCAGTTTTTAAAGGTATGCGCCGAATTAGCAGGTGAAAAAGCAGTATGTGTTACGGGCGAGGTACCGCATGAGGAAAGAGAAACGATAATAGATGAGATTAAGTACAAAAACAAAAATATTTTATTCGGAACTCAGGCTATATTTAGTGAGGGTATCTCTGTCGATGTACTATCCTGTCTTATTCTGGGTACTCCCATTAATAACGAACCTCTTCTTACGCAGCTAGTAGGTAGAGTTATACGAAAACGAGAAGGCAAAGTGCAGCCCGTAATAGTAGATATTCAATTGCAAGGAAACACTGCTAAAAGGCAAGCGTCCAATCGTATAGGGCACTACATGAAAGAAGGTTATGAGATCACATACATTTAAAAAAATAGTTCTTGACAAACGCTTAATTATTTGGTATAATAATGCTCTTATTTAATTGGAAGAAGGTTTATGAAGCATCAGAAGGAAGCTCAAATGCTTGCATAGAGATTCTTACTATGCTTCATAAAAGAAAGATACCTTACAACAAGTACGATCCCATTTACAGATACAGAACCATTAGTTTTTCAGGAGATTGCTTTCTACTCAATCCTGGAGACCTATTAGATAATGCCCACAAGTATTCATCTAAAGAAGTAGCGGTATATATTGCATTAGCGTCTAGACGTAAGCTCGCTGATTATATCGCTTTTGGTAGAAAAACTTTGAGTGTACGTCACGCTCCCAAACTAACAGAAGCTATACACACTAACAGACTACTTCAAATAGAAGATGGACAATTAATCTTTTTATATGAAGAAGCCCACCGGAGAAATTAACAATGGCACTATCTTTCAACAAACAAACTGGCGGAGCACAGAAAAGCTCTAATAATTCTTACAAATACGTAGACGGAGACAACAAAGTTCGAGTAGTTGGCGATATTCTTGCTCGATACGTTTACTGGATTAAAGGTGAGAACGACAAAAACCTACCTTTAGAATGTTTATCCTTCGACCGAGATGCAGAAGCATTTACTAACAAAGAGAAAGACTGGGTTCGTGAGTACTACCCAGATCTTAAATGTGGCTGGTCATACGCTACTCAATGTATTGACCCTAAAGACGGCCAGGTTAAAGTATTAAACCTAAAGAAAAAATTATGGGAGCAAGTAATTACAGCAGCAGAAGATCTAGGCGATCCTACTGATGTAGAAACTGGTTGGGATATTTGCTTTAAGCGAGTTAAGACCGGTCCTCTTGCGTACAATGTAGAGTACCAACTACAAGCTCTTAAATGTAAGCCTCGCGCTCTAGATGCGGAAGAGTTAGAAGCTATTAAAGATCTAAAATCTATGGATCTAGTAATGTCTCGACCTACTCCTGACGCTCAGAAAGAGCTTATCGATCGCATCCGTAAAGGTAGCGATGACAATGTTGACGAGTCTCTAGAAGATGAGTTTAACGTAGGATGATCCTATTTACAGCGGACTGGCATATTAAACTGGGGCAAAAAAATGTTCCAGTTGACTGGGCAAAGAACAGATATAAAATGTTCTTTGAACAGGTTCATGAGCTGGAAAAAGATTGTAACATGCACATCATTGGAGGCGACTTATTTGATAGGTTGCCGACAATGGAAGAGCTAGAGTTATATTTTTTATTTATTAGGAATATACAAATACCTACCATAATATATGATGGTAATCATGAAGCGACCAAAAAGCATAAGACTTTCTTTACCAACTTAAAAAAAGCATCAAAAGATATAAACCCTTTAGTAACAGTGATAGATATATCCTATATAGATGAAGATCTAGGATTCGGTATACTTCCTTATGCAGATTTGCATCGTAAAGGTATTATTGATCATTTTGATGTGTCAATGCCTTTGTTTACTCATGTACGAGGAGAGATTCCTCCCCATGTTAAACCTGAGGTTGACTTAGATATGTTTGAAGACTTTCCTGTAGTGTTTGCAGGTGATTTACATTCTCACAGCAATACACAAAGAAACATTGTATATCCTGGCAGCCCTATGACTACTTCATTTCATAGAAATAAAGTAGAAACTGGATACCTACTAATCTCGGAAGAAACATGGGATTGGTTATGGTACCCGTTTAAGCTGCCGCAACTATTAAGAAAGACAGTATCAAGTACAGAAGAAATGGTATCTACTACGTACGACCATACTATCTATGAGGTAGAAGGGGATATCCAAGACTTGGCAAATGTAGAAGATTCATCGCTGCTAGACAAGAAAGTAGTAAAACGAAGTACAGAAACTAGCTTAGTTATGGATAAAGATATGACTATAGAACAAGAATTAGTAGAATATCTAACATATATCTTAGAGATACCCGAAGAAAAAATACCAGACATAATAGGAACCTACAATGATTACTCTCAAAAAGCTCAACTGGGATAACTGCTTTAGCTACGGAGCAGGAAATGAGTTAATTCTTAATGATAATACTGTAACGCAGATCATTGGTACTAACGGGATGGGGAAGTCCTCCATCCCGTTAATTATAGAGGAAGCGTTATATAACAAAAACTCTAAAGGTATCAAAAAAGCAGATATACCAAATAGATATGTAAATGACGGATATAGTATTTCATTAGAGTTCTCAAAAGGCTCAGATGAATACCGTATCTCCGTAAAAAGAAAAGGATCAATAAAAGTAATACTAGAAGAAAATGGAGAGGACATATCTAGTCATACTGCTACTAATACCTATAAAACTCTTCAAGGGATTATAGGAGTTGATTTTAAAACGTTCTCTCAATTAGTGTATCAAAATACAAATGCTAGTCTGCAGTTTCTTACTGCTACAGACGCTAACAGAAAGAAATTTTTAATTGACTTATTACACCTTGAGGAATATGTAGAATTATTCGATATATTTAAAGATGCGGCCAAAGAGTCTAGTTCTTTAATTACTTCGGTTCAAGCAAAAATTAGTACAATAGAAAAGTGGTTATCAGATAAGAAATTACGAGATACCAACATACTTCCAACAATAAATATTGAAATTAATACGGAAGATGACGAAAAGCAATTAAGTTCTTTATTATTAGAAATTAAAAATATTTCTGAAAATAATAAAAAAATAGCAAAAAATAATGGATTAATAGAAATACTTAAAAGTTTAGATACCCAGAAAGCAGCTTCCGAAGCTCCTGATTGTAGAGTATCTACTACAGAACTTAAAGAATCTCTATTTGCTGCCAAAGCCAGAAAAGATAATGCAATAAAGACATTGAAGAAAATAGTTGGTTTAGGCAATACCTGTCACGTATGTAATCAAGAAATAGATGAAGTGTTTAAACATAACACTGCAGAAGTTGAAATTAAAATACGAGACGAAGCAAAGACGGAAATAGAAGAGCTAACAGACGCAATAAAAACTTTAGATGCGCACAATAGAAAAGTTGATGCATTTGAAAGGATAGAAAAAGATTGGTCTGATACTTTTAGATCTATAGATAGGGGACTTCCTACCAGGCTTCAGAACGAGGATGAACTAAGGGAGCAGGCCGAGCTGCTTAGTACAAAAATAAAAGCCAAGCGCAAAGAAATACAACTACTAACAGACGAGAATACAGAAATAACTAAAAGAAACACCAGAATACAGGTCATACAAGAGCAGACACAAGAGTTTATAACTCAATTAGGTGAAGCCACAAAAACCCTCAACCAGCACTCACAACTAGATGCAAATCTAGAAGTATTAAAGAAGTCTTTTAGTACAAATGGACTACTAGCGTACAAGATAGAAAACCTAGTAGTGGAGTTGGAGGATGTAGCAAACACTTATCTTGCGGAGCTGTCTGATGGTAGATTTACTCTAGGCTTTAACGTAGAGAAAGACAAGTTAAACGTAGAAATTACAGATAATGGCAACATAGTAGACATACTAGCATTATCCTCGGGAGAGTTAGCAAGAGTAAACACTGCCACTCTTATAGCAATAAGAAAGTTAATGAGTAGTATTTCAAAGTCTAAAATCAATATATTATTTTTAGATGAAGTTATCAATGTATTGGATGAAGTTGGCAGAGAAAAAATGGTAGAGCTTCTCATTAAAGAAGATGAACTGAACACTTATATAGTATCACATGGATGGACACACCCACTCTTAGATAAGATAGAAGTTGTCAAAGACGGAAACGTGAGTAAACTAGAATGGTAGATTCAAGAGCAAAAGGTGCTAGAGGTGAGTACATAGTAAGAGATATGCTTCGTGAAGCTACAGGTCTTCAGTTTGAGAGAGTGCCCGCTTCGGGTGCTCTCGAGTACTTGAAAGGAGACTTGTATGTTCCTAGAGAGGCTAATAAGTATTGTATCGAAGTAAAAAACTATGCTGATTCTCCTTTAACAGACAAATTATTTACACAACAAAAAACAAATAACCTTATAAGGTGGTGGAAAAAAGTAGTTCAACAAGCAAAAGGTGGCGATCAAGAGCCTATGCTATTCTTTAAATACAACAGATCAAAGGTATTTGTTGTAGTAGACGAAGAACCAAAAAGCACTAAATATATCTATATTGACTGGTTAAATTGCTACGTTATGCTAGCAGAGGAGTGGTTAAAGCAAGAAGAGGTGCACTTCGTACATGAGACGACAATTACTAAGAAATAACTTTTCTAGGTTAAACAGAAGGAAAACACAAATGGCTTTTAGCTTTTTAAAACAATTTGAAAAAGATGCGGGGTCAACGCTAGTAGTAGATGCGTTGAACCTTGCATTTAGGTGGAAACA